CACTTTTATCCAGTAGAATGGTTGAAGACGTTATCCAACGTCAGCAAGCTGGTGCACAGGTAAAACTCTATATTGATCGTCAGATGAGCGGTGCAAACGTAGACGAAACTGCAAGTAGATCAATTACTGCTGATATTATTCTTACTTCTGCAAGTTTCAACGTAAACCCAGATGATGGACAGGTTGTAGAAATAGCCTTCAGACCTAGTGCTGCTCCTACATTTGACCTAGCTAAAACTTAATTAAATTAGCATAAGTTAACGAACCTCAGTTTACCTGGGGTTTTTTTATGTTTTGCATTAGAATAATAGTATACTATTTTATTTTTATGCCCACTACCACTTCAGCATTAGACAAATTAAGAAAAGCTGCAAATCTCGAACCTTCTAAAAAAGAAGTTGAATTATCTGATGGTTCTATTTTTGAAATGTATGTAACTCCACTAACAATGGCAGAGAGAGAAAGAGCACAAAAACAAGCTAAAAGTGATGATGCCAATGCTTTTGCTTTACAATTACTTATTGCTAAAGCACAAGATGAAAATGGTAGGAAATTATTTAGTGCAGGAGAAATTGATGTTTTAAAAAATGAAGTGAAAGACTCTGATCTTCAAAGTTTGATGTTAGCTGTTATAAATTCTGACGAGGAAACACCTGACCCAAAGAACTAGCTGCCCAACTAAAAAGAGATAATCTTATGATGTTGCAATTTGGTGTTGCAAAAGAATTAGGTAAATCTTTAGTTGAAGTTAGAGGTATGACATTACAAGAACTTATTGGTTGGAGTGCATATTTTCAGATATTAAATGAAGCACAAGAAAAAGAGTTTGAAAAAGCAAAACGAAGGAGATAAGCTAGAATAAGGTTAATTTTTATTTTCTATTGTGGCAACAAAAGCCCAAATACAAGTATCTGTTGCTGGTTTTAAACAGTTACAAAACTTACAGGCTAGTGTAAAGGCTTTAGCACCACAGATAGATCAGGCGAATGCAGCATTTATAAGATTTAGTGGTGCTTCACAAAAGACTTTACCTATAATTTCAAATTTTAGTAGGGTTTTACGAGAAAATCAAAAACTATTTGCCAGTACAATATTAAGTAATAAAGAAGCTGTTACTGCTGCTAGGAATCAAACATTAGCAGAAAAAGAATTAAATAATGAATTAGCAAGAAGAAATGCAGTATTAAATAAAGCAAGAGGAATAAAATCTGATCCTATTGCAAAATCTATTGCTCGTAATCGAGCTAAATTTAGCGATGATAACGCTCCAGCATTTGAAAATATAAGAGATTTACCAAGTGGATCTAAACGCCCTTCTCGTTTTGCTCAATTTTCACAAGATGCGACAAAGATTAGTGCTCCAAGATCACCTGTAGAAGCAAAAATTCAAGCGGATTTAAAAAATCAAAAAAGAATAACGCAAGAAATTGCAGATATTCGTAGTAGAAGTGCTAAAAAAATAGAAGCAAGTAATAAAAGAGTAGAAGCAAGTCTTAAAAAAAGGAAAAAAATTCTTGAAGATTCAAGAAAAGAAGAAATAAAAGCACAAACTCGGATAGAAAAGATAAGAAGTAAAGACAGTGTAAGAAGAAAAAGAGATTTCTTAAATAGACCTGACATTAAAATTAGGCGAGGTTTAACAGGTAGATCTGCACAGGCACGAGCAACTAGACAACGGGCAGCAGGTAGTGCATTAATTGGTGGTGGTTTCCCTCTGTTATTTGGTGGAGGGCCATTACAAGCACTTGCTGGTGGTTTAGGTGGTGGTATTGGAGAATTACTTGGTAAAGGTGGTGGATTTGCTGGTTCTATTGCTGCTACTGCTATTGCTCAAACAATTCAGCAAGCTATTACTGCTATTTCTGAATTAGGACAGGCTTTAGGGCCGTTTACACAAGACACTCAAGCAGCAACGGCTGCAATGGGATTACAAGGTTCTGCTCAAGAAGCACAACTGAAAAGAATTGAACGAACTCAAGGAAAGACAGCAGCTTTCAATGCTGCAATGAAAATGATGGAAAATAGAATAGGACAAAGTGGTGTACAAAAAATTAAAGAGTTTGGAGAAACAACTAGGATATTAGGTACGATATTTGGAACTGCTATGTTAAGATTGCAAGCATTTGCTGCTGGCGTTGCAAATTTTGTTGCCAAATTACTTGCAGGGGAAGACAAATTAAAAGAAGCTGACATTAATAAGTCTGTTGAAGATGCTGCTGCTGGAGGAAATGAAGAGGCTAAAGCTCTTTTGGCTAGAGAAGAAGAAATAGAAAAAACAGGGTATAGACGTGTTGGTCATGGTGGACATAGAAGGATGGTGAAATTTGGAACTAAACAGAAAGTAGAGGAACTTAAGAGAGACAAAGAAATTTTTGCGATCAGAAATAAAATCAGTTTGGCTAATGACGAAGTTACATCTAAATCTCAAACTTTAGTAGAAGAAAAAAGAAAAGAATTTGAATTAAATGAAAAAATTAAAAATTTAGTTGATGGTGGTATGAACCCAGCACTTGCAAAATCTTTAGCGACAGTAGAACAAACATTTGATGCAGAACAAAAAATTCTTGAAGAAAAAGCAAAACAAGCAGAATTAGATTTTAATAAGGCTAAAGATGCTGGAGTCGAAAAAGAAAAATTAACAGAAATAGAAGATATATTTAATGCTCACACTCTAGAATTAGAAAAGCATAATAAGTTAAGAAAAGAGGCAGTTGACCTTACAGAAGATTTGCATGATCAAACAGATTTAGTAGGAAAAGCCTTTGAAGAATTATCTTTGTCAATCAATAATGACATTAAAGAAGGTATTAAAGGACTTATAAAAGGAACATCAACCTTGGGTGATATGTTAAATAATATTGCTGATAGATTTTTAGATATAGCACTTAATCAAGCATTATTTGGTTCAATATTAGGTTCAAAAGGAGATAAAGGTGGAGGATTATTAGGTGCTATTGGTTTATTTGCTAACGGAGGTAGGCCACCAGTAGGTAAACCTTCAATAGTAGGAGAAAAAGGGCCAGAGTTATTCGTACCAAGGTCATCTGGAACGATTGTGCCCAATAACAAACTTGGAGGTGGCGGTAGTACCAGTGTTGTTGTTAATGTAGATGCATCAGGCTCAGATGTTCAAGGTGATGAAGCTGGAGCGAAAGAACTTGGAACTCTCATATCTGTTGCAGTGCAAGGAGAGTTATTGAAACAACAAAGACCTGGAGGGCTACTTTCTAGTTTACGCTAATGGCTACTTTTCCTAGTTACAACCCACAATATTCTGCTACAAAACGTAGTCAGTCAAATCTTAGAATTACTCAATTTGGAGATGGCTACCAGCAAAGAACTACCTTTGGTTTGAATCAAGATCCAAAAGTTTGGAATCTTACATTCAATGTTGATGATGGAGATGCAGATGAGATCGAAACATTTTTAGAAGCTAGAGGAAAAGATGGGGCATCATTTGATTGGTCACCTCCTGATACAACAACAACTTTTAAATGGATATGCAGAAGTTTTAATAGAGAAATGTTTGACTCTGATAGAAGTAGAATTACAGCCAGCTTTGAAGAAGTGTTTGAACCCTAATGGCAGTACCAGTATCGGCTTTACAAGAAATAAATCCTGGAGCAGTAATAGAACTGTTTACTTTGCAACTTGATGCAACATTACATGGTTCAACTACAATTTATAGATTTCATAATGGTGCAAATCTAAATGCAAATGGAGAAGTTGTGTGGGCTGGTAATACTTATCTAAGATTTCCTATTGAGTGTGCTGGTTTTGAATTTACAGGAACAGGAACTTTACCAAGACCCACTATATCTGTCAGCAATATTTTTGGAACGCTTACTGCAATTATGCAGAACGTAAATCAGACCACAGTTGGTAATGATTTAAATGGTGCAAAATTAACAAGAATTAGAACTTTGGCACGTTTTTTGGATGCTGTTAATTTTGAGGGTAATACAAATCCTTATGGAACACCTGATCCAACAGCAGAGTTTCCACAAGAAATTTATTTTTTAGATAGAAAAGTTAGTGAAAATAGAGATGTAGTTCAATGGGAAGCAATATCAGCCCTAGACTTGGTCAATGTAAAATTACCAAAAAGGATTGCTACTAGAGATATTTTCCCTGGCATTGGTACGTTTGTTGGATGACTTGGCAGGATATTGCACTTAAACACGCAGAAAAAGATGCACCACATGAAGCGTGTGGGTTATTAGCTGTTTATAAGGGTAAAGAAAAGTATTTTCCTTGTAAAAATCTTGCAGAGGATTTAGGTGAACAATTTATTATTGATCCTGATGATTGGGTAAAAGCTGAAGATGCTGGAGAAGTTATTGCTGTTTTCCATAGTCATCCACAGATACCACCATTTCCTAGCCAAGCTGATCTTGCAAGTTGTGAATATTTAGATTTACCTTTTTATATTGTTACTCCAGAGACAAAGGAATGGCACTACTTTGAACCATCTGGTTATAAAAAAGGATTAATTGGTAGGCAATGGGTGTGGGATATTCAAGATTGTTGGACTTTAATTACTGATTGGTATAAAGAAAAGAAAAATATAGAAATAAAACATTGGAAACGACCCAAAAGCCCTGAAGAATTTAGTAAGTCACCTTTATTTGAATACGCTCTACCTAAATTGGGTTTTACAGAAATAGATGATAATGTTGAAACAGAAGTTGGGGATGTTTTTATTATGGATACAGGATTAGGAACTTTGGATCATGCTGCTGTCTATATCGGAGATCAAACCATTCTTCATCATTGTGTGAAAAGACTTAGTTGCAGAGAAACTTATGACCAAAAGTATATAGAATGGACAAAGAAGAG